TTTCATAAATTTGAATTTTTTGTGTAGAAGGATCGTTGCAGGTATCATAAGGATAGTCTTCAATATTTCTAAATCTTGCTAATTTTTCCATATTGATAATGGTTGCATCAGAGGTTGGTAAATTATAAACTTCGTCTTTGTCATAACCCATTTCAATTAATTGGGTTCTGCTCATTTCAACCCTGTGAGCTACATACAACGCATCCTCTAATTTAACTGCATCCTTATCAATTAAAAATTCTTCTGGTGGAATAGACTCTACTTTAATTTTGCCTTTTTTAGATGTTCGTTTAATTCGACAATCATGGAGTTTAGGTAAAGGAATATCTATATCCATACCTTGTGCTTCCAGTTGATCTTCAAATTGTTCTATGGCTTTATCAGCTTGTTCATCTTCCTTTTCATCATGTTCTAAAATTTCAACTTCAGGATTGTCAGTTAAAACTTTATATTCTTCATCAGTTAAATTTTTATAAGTTTCATGTTCAACTTCCTTAATTTCATCATAGAAGATTTTTAGGATTCCATTTTTTTCTACTAAGGCATCTTTGAAAAAATTATACAAAAGGGTAAAGCCATCGTTTTCTTTATAAAAAATATGATTGAGATAAGCGGTTGCCTGGTCGGCTAACGGTGCATCTTCAGCTCTGACTGGTTCGCACTGCACCACTTTGTCTGATGAAGTGAAAACTCTTAATAAATTCGGTAATAAACTTTCAACGGTGTCAGCGACATCGGTGCTAACGACTTGGCTTCTTCCAGCCATTTCATTGCCTAATGGATCGCCTTGATAATATTTTAAAGATTTTTCCCTTTGATCGGAAAGGAGACCGCCTAGATACCCAATCGCATTAGTGATTTGTCCTTGAAGAATACTTCGTAAGGTTGGGTCTTCTAATTTTAGAATTTTTTTTGCCATGATTAAACTACGTAGCTTGTGTCCACTTTAATTTTCTTTTTCCAGTCGCTAACTTTTCCTCCGAAAAAAGTACACCCTGTTCTAAAAGCGTCAGATGGATGGGAAGCAAAATTGTGCGTTGGTCTATTCTTAAAGCACTGATTTCTTTCATCCCATTTTTTTTGGTAAGCCTTCAACGCTTCAGTTCCCTGATAAGTTTTGTTTTTGTCGAAATAGCATTGGGGTAGAGTTTTTCGCACCATTTCAATTCCATCTTCGATTGAAAGTTTCGGAGCTATATCAAATGATATACCCAATTCCAAAGCCGTTTCCAACCTTGATTTACCATATGCTCCTAATTCTCTTACTTTTATATCATGCGGAGCTATATGTCTATCATATTTATAGTGTTTTGAATCTAAGATGTCAGCATAAAAATCCAGACCTTCGCCAGAATTTTCATAGTAGTCTATGATCCTTAGTTGGCTTTGCAAACGCTGAACAAACCAAATAGCAGTAGAATCTTTAAGACCCAAGTCCCACCAGGTTTCAGTTTTTAAATTTTCATCGTAAGGAACATCGGTAATCCTGTTGGATTCTTCAAGCTCCTCAATGATTTTTCCATAGTAAGAGCCAGTAATAGCTGCCTGAAACGAACATTCAAATTCCTGTTCGTACAAATCTTTCGACATGACCGCTTTCGCAGCCGCTAATTCCTTATCATCCAATACCTTAGTTCCAGAAGCTCTGTAGGTCGCAGTCCACCAGTCGTTTTCTGTTTCTGCCTGTTTATGAAGTTTGTAAAAGTAGTTTTGGCCTTTGGGCGTTCCTATAAAAATGCACCAACCTTTTCTATCGGCTAAAGCTGGCCGAATAATTTCTGGGAAAAGGGCTGGGCTAATGTTCTGGGTTTCATCGAAGACACAGCCATCTAAAAAGATACCCCTTAACGCCTGGTCATTTTCGGCCCCCAGTATGGTAATTCTTGAGCCATTAGGAAAATCACACCTCAGTTCTGATTCGTTAAATTTTATATAAGGAATATTTCTGCTGTAATTTTTAATATAGTCCCATGCCGTACTTTTGCCTTGTTTGAAAGTGGGTGCGATAAAGGCGTATCTAGGATTCGGCTGCGTATTAATCAGGGCGGCTCTAATCAGATGATTGATGCACAACACCGTTTTGCCAGACCGTCTATGTGCAATAATAACATTAAATCGGTGCTTAAGGATTTGATTGTGCAAAAATTTTTGAAGTTTCCTTGGCTTGTAGGGAATGATAACTTCAGGCATTTAAAACAAAACCCCCCATTATACTTTATACCATTCATATTTCACAGTGAGTTCTTCTCCAGCCTTAATATCTTCAAGGACTATCAAATTCCACTTCTTAAAATCATAATGTAATTTAGGATCATCCTCATTGGTAAAGCGTAGCTTCACCTTTTCACAATTAGGGTTATCAGAATGATTAATGAAACCGCCAAGCGGTGTGCGAATAATCTCAGAGCCAAATTGTAGATGCGACATTCCTAGATTGGTTCCTTGTTTAATAGCAATTGTGGTAAAAACCCCCAGTCCTTGAATAGAACTGGATTTAATCGTTAGCCCAAAAGGCAACGGCTTGTAATTGGCCATCGCTAATGAATAGTTGTATTAGGGGGGATTTGCAAGGAGTTAAAAGGTTCTGAAGTTTTAATGCCTAGCTCATCCACAATAAAGTGGCTGAAGTGCTTGGCTTCATTATGATCTTCAAAGCCTGTGAAATGAATACTGACTGACTTGTTTTTCTCAGAGATCAGAACTATGGCAGAAATGTGGCTTTTATTTAAAAAATCAAACATGGTTTTCTTAAGTTGGTTGTGCGTACCTCCTAATATAATAAAAAAAGTATGCGTACAACTTTTGGGTGTACCCTTTAAATTGACGGCTGGGTGTTAGCTTTTTTCAGTTCATTACTATTATCGGTGATAATCTTTATTTATCGGTACTACTTTTTACGTTAATAATCTGAACCTAAACTGATATGGTTCTAGTTTGAGTTTATTTTTTTTCTTTTATCTACCTTTGCTATAATGGGTTCATGACCCTTTGATACAAAGGTAGGAAAATTACAATCAATAATGATTGATTTAATTAATCTTTTTGCCATTTGATTGTTAATGGCGTTTCAAATTGATGGCTTAATTTTGATTGTTTTTGATAGGTTGGTAGTAGTTTTTCAGCTCTCCATCTACTTATTGATAGTATTTCTTTAATTAAATGGCTTGTTGCAAGTGCGTTAGCATTTCTACCATTTTGTTTAAAATCTGCGATGGTACTATTAAGTAGGTCAATGCTATTTGAAAGCAAAAATTCTATGCCGTCTTTTTTGCTCTGTTCATATTTTGCCCTGATTTCTTTTCTTTTCATGGCTTTTAAAAAACCACTCCATGAGCCGTCTATTGTTTCAAGTGCTTTTCTAATAGAAACACCCTTTTCTAGTTCTGTAAAAACTAGCTCAAGATTACCATTTGTGTATTTTTCTGTATTTGACATTATTTAATATATTTAGATGTTGACAGCTATTGACAACTTTAATAAGCTGATTTCAACTTATGTTTATTTATACAACTAATAACTTAATAAAGGAAGTGTAAATATGATAACTGATAAGAACATATTAAAAGCTATTGAACCAACTAAAATATTTTTTAAAGAGTTTGGACAATATCCTAAAATATGGCAACTAAAAGCAATTAATAACATATCAAGCGAACAAGCTAAAGAAGTTATAAAACTAGCTAAAAAAAACGTAAAAGGTTTGATAGGTTATTTATTCAATTAATAAAAATTAAGGGGTTAGCAATAGCCCCTTTTTTTATGGAAAGTGTAAAAAATGATAGTAACAAGACCACATAAAAACATTATTCGTATTTATCTGGATAGTGTTAAAGAAAAAAACAAAGCCTATAAATATCTAATTGAAGAAGGTTGTAAAATAACAAAATATGTAGAACCTTTTTTGGTAGCTTCCCCTGAATATCTAGGGCAATTAAAAACAAAAGAAGAAATAGAAAGCAAAAATGACTGAATATATAATTTATGGGTTCTGGGATAATTTTATTATGCTTTTGGGAGCTTTTACTGGAATTTCTATTGAGAAGAAATTTTTTAAAAAGCTGCCAACTGGCTTAATGACTATTTTGGGAGCTGGTATTGGAAATGCTTTTAGTGATGGGATTGCTGGAATTTTAGCAACTAATATTCCGCTTGGAATAGGCTCATTTATTGGATGTTTATTAGCTTTAATAATAATACCTATTTATTCAAAACTAAGTATTGACAGAACTAAAACCAATCAATAAAGTTGTCAACAGATAGAGGAAAATAAAATGAAAATACTAACAAAGCAAATAAAAGATAAGTTAATTAAAAACTACGAACACCAT